AGAACCAATTCTTCTTACCCTTGACGTTTCCTATTAGCTTACATTTGCCTTGTGTAGCCGTTAGGGTTGAACGTAGAGCGAACCATGAATCCTCTCTTGCTCTTGATGCCTCGTCAAAGACTGCCGCATACACATCATCACCATAAAGGTTGTCAGGCTTCTCTGCTGACTTAAACTCTATCCTTGATCCTACTGGCGTGATGAGTGTCAACTTGCTCTCATTGGCTTGAAAGAATAGTTTCTCTGTCACCTGCGCCCTCATCCTTCTGAATGCAATCTCTGCCTGTTGATATACAGGAGCAACCCACCAGACTGATTGATTCTCCTTAAGGCTTAGACTCTGCTCAAATAACCAGATGATATGACTCGCTGTCTTACCTGTTTTAGTCGATGCAGCCGTTATTGTATAGCGGCAAGGGCTGTCCAGAATAGCCTTCTGATAGGTTGTCAACTGTGGTCTCTGGTATTTGATTTCCATATTTGTAAGTTCCTCGCTATTTCCTCAGTACAGAATTAATTACATCCAGCCTCTTCTTATTTATCTCTTTGAGATTGTGGTGTTCATTACAATAGTCATAGTTTGCCTGACCTACTTCCTGCATCCTTCCTGATTCAATCAGTTTAGTCACCTCTGACCAGTCATTCTGTTTCACAAAGAACACGCCCATGTTTCCCTTGTGGTTAGTGTATGGCTCAACCTCACTCACAAAGATAGGCAACCTGTAAGCAGCCGCTTCTAAGATTTTGAGTTCTGATTTGTACCTGTTGAACTTATCCCCTGTCAATGGAGCAAGAGCAATGTCTATCTCTGAATAGAACTCACCGTATTTGTCCGCCCTTGTTCCCTCCCTCTTATCAAACCAATGAGGACGCTTTGACCTGTCTACCCCTGTGATATACTTCTCCATTTCATACCATTTCGCCTGATTCTCGTGATGCCCTCCCATAAGGAATCTGTATCCCTGCTCCTCGCATATTGGCTTAATATAGTCCCTCATTAGTTGGATGTCATAAGTGTGAGATACACCACCAACCCAGCCGAATGTAGGCTTGTGGTCTGTTTTCTTATTCCATTGAGGCTGACTCAGGTCTAAAGCATTGGGTAAGATAGTCACGTTCTCATTGAACTCTTCACACTTCTCTTTGAGTTGTGGGGTTGTGCAGGTTACAGCATCAGCAAAAGACAGAGCGTCCTTGATGCCGTTCTTGATGTATGCCCGATAGTAAGGATAGGATGGATTATACTTAGGCAATACCCAATAGTCATCTATATCAACGACAAAAGGAATATTTGCTTTCTCTATTATTGGGAGTATATTATACTGATATTTACCAAACCATCTGTTGATAACCAGAACATCATATTTTGAATAATCCAGATTGACCCAGTCATCCTGATTAATTGAGACATCCACAGTGATTCCATAGTCTATCTGTAGCCGAGAATAAGGAGTCCCCAATCTATGAAAGGAAACTCCAGTAACTCCGTCAAACAAACAAAGAACCCTCATTAAAATGGATTGTCTTTTGGTGGTGGTGGCGTTGCCACTGCGACATAGTGAGTCGCCTTGCTCTTCTCGTTTGGTGTTCTCAATTTGCCCACCCTGATTCTCACGTCACCGTATTTGTTCTGTGTCATTTTACCGTCCTTCACTGCCTGAAGGAATTTCTCAAGGTTGACAGATACGTTCAATCCGTACTCATCCTCCCATGCATTGCCTAAATAGATTTTTTCTTGCATTGTATAAAATTGATTATTTTGGTTTACTGTTATTAACTCCCAGTTTTTGATTTCCTCTGGTGTTGCTTTGATTGTGTAGTATGTGGTAAAGTCTTCGTCAAACATATAGAACAAATACACATCAATGTCTGTCTTGTCTGCTGTTTGCTTGTTAACCTTTGGAGACCCTATGCAACCCTTGACATCTATTCTCAGACCGCCTACTATTAAATCAGGTTTATTTGTTACCTGTTGCTGTATGAACTCCGCTGCTTGATATTCAAGCCCTTTCTCTTCAAGTGCAGCCTGTGCTAACATCTCAGCCAGAATACCCTTAAATTCTGTTTTAAAAGCATCACCTCTCTGGCGGAATGTATCATGGTAGAACTCACGATTTGCCGCTACACGTTCGTGAGCAATTTGAACGGCTTGATATTTTAGTTCTTTATCAATCAAGTTTTAAAGTGACGTTTACAACCTTAGCCTCAACAGTGGCATCCACCGTCTCCTTAGGCTTTCCGAATACACGAGAGAGGAGAGTGTCCATTGAATAGAGTGACCCTTTCTCATACGATTTAATGATAGCCCTTGCAACTGTCTTCTCTAACATGGTCGCCTCATCGTTCTTGACTACTTCCTTGATTTGCTTCTCATCCATTGCCATAATAGCCTGAATACTATCATTGACCTCAGACAATTTGTAGCCCTCCTCCTTCATCAAGGTCGTGAACTTTTTGGGTCTGCCGTTAGGGTTTGCAGTTTCCCCTTCTCTGGGACTTTGAGAGTTCCCCCGTTTCGCCCTTTTATCTCTTTCATTACTTTGTTCTTACTTTGTTTTATTGCCTCTCCGTCATCTTTACCTTATGGACTACCTTGAGCATTTCCTTGTGTTGTTTCTTGTCCCCATATTCGATGTGACATGACCTACACAATCCCATCAAGTTGTCAATGGTGTCCTTGTTTCCTCCACCCATACCTCTTGCCTCTATGTGATGAATATCAACGGCTGTGTTGCCGCACATCTCACAGGCTATCCAGTCAGTAGGATGGTAGTTCATCTCCTCTAAATATATTTTAGTATGCTTTTTCAATCCAATGCTCAAATTGAGATGGCTCTATCAGATTGAGAAGTGACTTTCTGTCCTTATCAAATGCGTTGTAGTCATCTGTGATTTTGATATCTGTCTGTTCTAACTTGGTGGTCATTATACCTACACCCCAGTCACAGTCAATTGTGCAACTTTTGTATTGCTCCCTGAATTTGAGCCATGCCTTCCAGACTGTACCGTTCCATGCTCCCCCGTTGTTGGTCTCTGTTTGGTGTTCAAAGGTTGGAGGGTTGCAATCGTGCAACACTATGAATCCCTTTCTCTTGATGTGTTTGATTGCGTTTTTGACATCTCTCTCCACCTGCTCCGCTGTGTGTAGCCCGTCAATGAATATCACATCCCACTTGTAATTTTTGGCAATGTCAAGGTCGCCATGATTTAAACGAGTGAAAAACTCATCTGATGTCATTGGGTACTTCACAGGATTCTTTCTGTACTCAAGACCGTTGTCTACTCCGTGCTTGATTGGGCAGTGGATTTTGTTGAAGTTGGTTGCTGGATTACATACACCTATTTCAAGGTACTTTTCAAATCCGTAGGTCTCAATGATTTTATTTAATATGATTGTCCTGTTCATTTGCTTTGTTGATTAGGTTCTGTATTGCCTCTACTACACAGACACTGCATCCTGTTAGATTGCGCCCGTACTCCCTGAAATATATCTCTTTGAGTTTGACGTTGTCAGATGGGTTCATCCTGAGTGTTCTGTTCTCTTGGTATCTATCAAACACTTCATTGATGGTGGTTTGTATAAATAGTCTGTCTTGGTCTGTCATGATATTGTACGTTCTGATGTACGTTTAATGGTACTTTTCAGTTGTTAAGTATTATTTAAATATTCAATTTGTCCAGTTTTTTGTTCAATTTACTTGACATTTTCTCCAAACATCTCTTTGATTAATTCCTCAGAATACCCAGCGGCAACGCACAACGACCTGAGCATCTCCTTGAGTTCATCAATATTCACGTCATCATATTCTTTCTGAATGATGATTTTCATATCATAGTGTTCAAGAGTTAGTTTCATTTTTTAGTATCCTTATAACTTTGGTTAACGCTTCGTTGACTTCTGATGGTCTTGGTTGACTCAGTGCAAAGCCCCTTCGGTATTTTAAATGTCTTTTTAATGTGTCAATTACTTCGTTAATGTCTTTTAGTTCATACATATCTGTTTATCATTGCCGCTATCACACTACTCGTTAACGCAAAAAATACACCCTCTACTGAATGGAAATAAAATAATCCAATCCAGAAAGCCATGCACAACTCACAACTGAAAGGCTTTTTATATTTATATCCTATATGAGAGACGAACAGATTAGCCGCCCAAGAGATGCCGATGATTTGC